GTTATAATTCGTTGAATGTATTGGTCTACTTCATTTGGAGCAATACCACCTACATCAATTTTAAATATTCTTTTTTGTGGAGCTCTTACAATTCTATGAATAATCATTGCATCTTCCATCAACGTTATCTGCTTCCATAATCTTCTAGCACCTTCTAATAATGATTTTCCATAAGGTAAAAAGTTTGTATCGGATAATAAACGAAAATGTGAAATTTCATAGTTTTCATATTCAGTTTTTTGTCCTGCTATGAATAATGATTTAGTTGCTAATGGAGTATGTACAAATTTTACAGCTTGCCAATTGTTTGGGTCATATCCTTCTACTCTTGTAATTTCATATGCTGATAATGGTTGAACCCCTACTATACCTAAATTTTCTGCAATCTCTAAATGTAAAAAGAAATCACCATATTTAACCATATTTCTAACCCAAGGCCATAAGTTAAATTCTACATTTACAATATCATAAAATAAATTAGTTAAAATATCTTTAATATGGTCATTATTAGTTTTAATTTCTATAACTCTACCATACTCATTTCTACTTGTTGATTCATCTGCATAGATATCTAATGCCGCTGTAATAATTGGGTCATTATCCATAGCATCATAATCTCTGAATAACTCTTGTCTTATTTGTTGATAAGCCAAATAGTTTTCAAATGTATTGTTCATTGCAGATGAGTGCAATCTCATATACCTATCTCTAAGATTGGTAGCTATTGCTTGAGTTTCATCGAAATCAATTACCTTTAACTTTCCACCTTGGTTTCTTACGATAACCGCAGTTGAAAATAATTTTTTTAATCTACCGTAAAATGAAGTATCTGCCATATTATTTTATATTACCATTTTCTACAAGACCAATAGTTTGCTTTTGTTCTAGGTCCTGGACTATCACAATGCATTCTTGCTCTGAATGATTTTCTTCTTTCTGGATTATTTTTTTTAATCACCATTCCTTTTTGTCCAAAGTTTACTTTAATAACGTTTCCTTTTGGATTCTTAACATAAACTTTAAATTTCTTAACATCACCTTGCATTGGTTTGTTAAGAGTTACCGATTTACCTTGATATTCTGCTTCATTTAAAGATTCATTATATGCTTCTTTTTCTTTAATTTTTGTTTTAAGAAAAGCTATAAAATCTTCCATTTCATCTATATCATTTTCATCAACATCATACTCATCTATATCATCATCTTCTACTTCTTCTTTTATCTTACCAAATGCCATTGCATATGGGTCGGAATAAATTCTACCTAATTCAATTTTATTTCCGTTTTCAAATGTATGTGAGTTCTTTGTTAAAGGTAAACCAAAAAACTCATATAAAAAACTTTTCTTCATACTATTTTATATTTTATATTCTATACAATATATAAATATCAATAAAAACAATTGTAATCACTAAATGGTTTAGGAAAAAACAATTGCCTGTTATATTTTTTATTTGTAAATTTGTTATACAATAATAAATTATGTTCCAATATTGGTTTCATTTCATCATAAATAGTTTGTAATTCTGCAATACTCCATTTATTTATTTCAACTATTGTATTTACTATTTTATTCAATCTATCAGTTTCGTTTGATTCATTATCATAACTTTCATCCCACCATTTATCAAACGTTTTAAATCCTAATTCTTTTAATTTAGATATACTACCATGTCCATTGACCATAACAAATGGTAATCCCATTGCTATACATTTTCCTGTTTTTTCAGTAAAAAATATTGCATCTTTTACATTTAAATTTTTTGTTGTATAAAATTCTGATTCTGTTATTATATTACAAAATACACTATTATAAAAGTCTTGATTTAATAATGCAAAATGTGAATTAGAATCTAATGATACTGATACCGGGTATTTAGAATCATTAATAGCATTTATACTATATAACATTTCATCTAAAATATTTAATTCATTAAATTTTTCATATAAAAAATATCTTTCTTTTTTTGCAATTCTATTTAAAAATAAGAATTTTTTTTGAATTGTTTTATTTAATATTTTTATTCCTAAGTAATCAACATAATGTGTATGCCATATACCCATTGAATTTAATTTAGTATATCCATATTTGTTTGTTTGATTATTTGAAATATTAGAATTATGGTATAAAAAATATTTAATATCTACATTATGTTTTGCAAATGTATTTGAAATTATATCCATAATGTTATCACCGGTAGTTTCAATAATTTTATAATCAAATCGCCAAGCTTCATTTTCTAAATTATAATAATAGTATACTTCTTTTCCATAGGTTTCAAACAATTTTGTAAAATATAATTCTATTAATTTGTTTGCATTTTCTCCTATTTCATTACAATTAATTAAAATATTACTTTCTATTTTTCCATTTATATTACATTTAATTGAAATTAAATCTACTATTCCAAATGTTAAATATTTTTTAATGTGATTTATTGCATGCTCATCAATTATTAATTCTACATTCATAAAAAAGCATTTACATTTTTAAATTCATTAGGAAAAAAGTATTGATAATTATATTTTTTATTTTTAAATTTTATAAATATATTTCTATTATGAATTAATCTATCTTTCATATATAAATATATATTATTTAATTTATTGTAATCTAGTGAATTTATATATTGAATTGTAGTTAATATTTTTTCTAATCTTTTATAATCATCACTTTCATCATCATAACTTTCATCCCAAAAATCAGAAAATGTTTGAATACCAATTGATTTTAAAAATTTTAATGAACCTTTGCATCCTATAATCACAAATGGATGTAAATTGCATAATGCTCTAGCTGTTTTTTCTGTTATAGAAATAGAATTATAACAACTTCCATTTTTTTTATTTGAAAAATATTCTGATTCTGTTATAATAGAACAAAATGATTTATTATAATAAGTTGATAAATCATTCCATTTTTCATCACTAATTATTGTATTTTCTAATGATATAGATTCTGAATATTTTGAATTTCCACATGCATTAAATGAGTAAAAACTATCATTTAATATATTTGTTTTTTTTAAATTTTTATAAATTAAATATCGTTCTTCTTTTGGTTGATTATTTAAAAATAAAAACTTTTTATCAAATAATAATGGATTCCATTCAATTGGTTTAAAATTATTATGATGAAACATAAACAATGCATTTAATTGTGTATAATCAAATGTTTTATGTATGGTGTTCATATCACCCGAAAAAAATATGAATTTTTTTAAATTAATACTATATTTTTCAAATATAAATCTAATACTATTCATTAGACTTAATTTACCATCAGTAGTTCTCCATTCAAAATTAAATGCTTCATTTGAACTTTCATATAAAAAATATGAATCAGTTCCATATGTTTCAAATATTTTTTCAAAAAATAAAACTAATTTAGACTCATAATAATCCTCATTGAGCAATTCCCATTCTAAAATAAACGGAGGATAATATCCATATTGTATATCATCACATAAAAATATTAATTCGTTTAATCGAATAATATTATCTTTTAAAAATAATTCAAATTTTTGAGTGTCTTGAATTTTAATTTCAACATTACACTTTAAATTAGAAACCATATTTTATTTAATTAACCATCTTAAATCATCAAACTCATCTTTACCAATATTCATTCTATATGGGTCTTCTCTTAAATCGTTTTGTGTATAAACTGGATTATATTCGGTTTTAACGAATCCGTTTAATGCACTTTGTGCTAATGAACCTCTTTCGTTTCTTAATCTTAATGCAGTATCTCTAACCCACAACCCAATACCCAATGCCATCGTTAAGTCATCATTATAACCCCTCGCTGCTTCCGCTCTACCATTGTTCCATATAAAAGTAAATAACTCATCTATGGTTCTCTTAGAGTGTATAATAACCGATTTATCTTTCATATATTGGTCAATCTTAGAAACAATCATAGGTCTTGTTTTAGATGAAATTGTAAAACCAGGAATCATTTGTTTTTGTTCTCTATAATATTTGTTAGTCCATTGTGTATTAACATCTACATATTGAACATCTTTATTACTCCAAAATAAATTCTTATAATCTCTATCTAATATTTGTTGTATTGTTGCCCATCCGATATTTGCATTATCTACAATTAGTAATGCATCGTTGTAATCGGTTGCTATACTGATTAACATATTACCAAAATCTGTTGGTTCTATTTTACCTTTATACTCAGCAACTTGCTCCATCGATTCTATATCTATAATGTGGAATGCTGAATAATCATTGCCATCACCTCTACTTACATCAGCCGTTACTACATATGAACGATTGTAATCTGGTTTTTTCCATAACCATATATTACTATCAAACCCAGTCTTTTCAATTGGGTCACATACATTGTTTTCACTATACCATATTAGGAGGTCACCATCAATTACGTTATCACCGGATGAAATGAAATCACAATCACATTCTTGAGCTGCTTGCTTATCACCTAATTGCTGTGTTTGTTCATCTCTCCAATCTTGTTCTCTATCAGGATGAACCGTCCAGTGTAGTTTTATTGGATTAAATAAATTCTCGCCATTTTCTGAACCAACCCACATTCTATGAAACCAATTACCCACACCATTAGGAGTAGATAGTGCAATACAATCACCTCCCGTTGCTAATGTCAATTGAGTACCAGTCCATATCTCATCAATATAATCAATAAAGGCTGCTTCATCAAATACCAATAGAGATAAGGCTTCAGAACGACCAGAGTCAGGTTTTGAAGATACTGCTTTTACTTGTGAACCATTTTTTAATCTAAGGGAAAGTTTGTTATCTTCCGATTCTGCAACTCTTAACCATACAGGTAAAAGTTGGTTCATCGTTCTAACTTTTAATACTAAGTTCTTTGCTACATCTTGTTTGTTCGCGATAATAAGAACGTTAAAATCTTCATTGAATATCATTTTCCATAGTGCATAACCTGCTACTAATGTTGATATACCTAACTGACGTGATTTAAGAACAATGTTATATCTATGTTCTTTAAAATTGGTTAAGGTATCTTCTTGAAATGGATATAATTCAAATGGTATTTTTCCTCTGATTGGATGTTGAATTTTACAATATTTTTTCATAAAGTACACCGGATCGCCGGCACACTTTTGATATTGTTCCTTAATTACATCCTTAAGGGATTTTTGTGGAGTATTCATTATTTTTTTAATCTAATCTTCCAATATACACCACCACCGATATAAGGTGATAGTTTACCACTTGTACCATCGGTTGTTCTATTTGCAACACCAATTCCTAATTGATATATTTTATCTGATTTTGTATTAATTAATAATCCCATACCTAAATGAGATATTACATCTGCTTTATTAAAACCACCCTCTAAACCATAAAACATTTTAGTTTTAGGTAGTTCTTTTACAATTGTAGTATTATTAATTACTCTTTCTTTGACTTTAGCAGTAAACTTTCTACCTTCTATTTTATTTTTAGTAATTGTATCATTTAAAAATACAAATCCTAAACTATCAGGTAAACGTAATGTATCGTTATAAATGTTTTTAGCAAAATAATCATGCAATAATGCAGCAGTATCTACATTTACTAATTTAATTGCAGTATCATGTACAATTGTTGTATGTACTATATCTATACCTTTTTTCCAAAGAGTTTTAACTTTTTCTAATTCTGTTGTATCATGTATCTCTTTTATAATTTCATATCTTTTACCATCAACAACTGTTGTTTTTCCAATATTAATTTTACCACCTTTTAATTGGTATAAAAATAATGCAATTAATGCTACTAATACTATGTTTTTAATCGTTGAAAATTTCATTATATTTCTCCTTTATTAT